CAGCTCCATACAAAAAAGCGTAGCTTATGGTCTTAATTTGTGATCTTGTGACGCCTACTTTATCAGCATTGACTTGATGAATGTCTCCGTTGAGGAGGATGTCCGCATACCTTCCGGAGTCCCACCTAGCAAGATAATGAGATAACATCCTAAGCTCAATGCCAGATAGGTCAGCGCCACACATGACCAAGCCTTTTGACGGAATGAATAGTTGTCTGAATCTTTCATCTGAAGGTACTTGCGCCAAGTTTGGGTTTCGATGGGCGCATCTGTGTGTGCTCGTGCTAACACTGCAGTGATGATGTATCCGGTCATTCGTACTCAGCTTCAGCCAGGCGTTCGTGCCGTTCGAGAGCATCCCAAGCATTTTCGTTACCGTCAAACATCTCGCAAACTGCATACTGATCTCTGATCCAATCTCGGTCAGAATAACTTCGTCTACGACTGGCTTCCCAGTAGTTGTCATCTGGGTCGGAGTCCAACCATAGTGTGTTGTTAATATCCATGCGATGTGATCTCTCGAAGTACAATTAAGGTCTTTCAGTCGAGTAAAGGGTGCACCCTCCGCATATCCTTGCGTCCGATTATTTCGGCGCGGAGTGAATTCTGCTCCTCCGACGTAAGGGTGTCTCCGTCGTAGTGCCTCTTCAATCTCTCGAAGCTCTTGTGAGAGAGAAGATGTAAGTTTCCATGCAGCAGCTTCGTCAAATCTCCATCCATGAATCTCCTGTTCAGTAAGTAATTGTTGTACCTGGTGCTCTAACGAGACCCACTCAGGTAAGGTTGAAAGTGTTTCCAAAGTTTGGTGGTAACGTGAACATCTTGTATGCAATAATCTTCCATTTCTTGGCTCCAATTTTGCCAATCAGTGCTTTTGCCGAATGAACCTTTAAATTCACCTAGTCTGTATCCGTATGATTCAAGTGAGTGTCTGCCATATAGTTGTGGTGGCATATGCTTCCAGTTATGTTTCTTGTCTAGCTTCATCATGTCGGCGTGGTAAAGCCTAGACAGTAAAAGAGTGTCAATGACAGTCCCAGGAGAAATAAACCAAGGGAATAGTTTCCGAAGAACAGGAATGTCATACCCAATGATGTGGTGACCAATGATGCAATCAGCATCCGCAAGTCGTTGTATCCCACGTACAACAGGTTCTTCATTGCCCGTGTCGTTATATGAGAAAGTTTCTTCTGTATCGATGTCATAAATAGCAAGGCAGTGGATGGTAGAAACATCTTTTAGTAATCCATCAGTTTCAAGGTCAAAAATTAGGCTCACTTCTGTTTCCATACGTAGGTCTTATCCACGAATTGAGCACGTTTAATTGCCTCTTCCGTAGGTGGGTTTGGTCGAGCGAGTTTCTCTTCAAAAGAGTCGTAATCAAAAATCTGTTGTCGGGTCGAATTCCTTTTCACCTTCTGTTTCCTCAAATTTGCAGTTTTCTAAGTTATACGCGAGTGTACAAGCTACACCAGTTTCGCCAGAATAACGATTTTTAAGGACTCTAACAGTCGTAATACCTCCATCTTTTCCGGATTGCTGATCTCTCTCCAATCCAATGACCGAGTCGCTGAGTTGAGCGATTGCAGCAGATCCGCGCAATTGTCCGAGCGTGACTCTTGCTCCCTCTTCATGATTTTTATCTCCAATAGATCGCCTCAGATGTGAGACGAGAAATAGTGAAATGCCTGTTCGTTCTACCAATGACCTGAGCTTAGTCATGGTCGTATCGATCATTCGTCGTTCGTCTCCGTCCAGTCCACTGAGGAGGATGGAGAGGTGGTCGAGGAAGATGATCTTGCAGTCGAGACCCGATGCCAGATACTCAATCCGATTATAGATAACATCAGGGTCATAGGAGCCGAAACCATCAAACAAATAGAGGCTCCAATTAGCCAGTGTCTTATCGAACGCAGACGTGAGTTCTTCATGGGTATGTTCTCCAAGGTGCAGTGACTTACCCACCGCAGCTGACATCAATCCAAGAGCGGTTCTACGATTGGACTCTTCGAGAGCCAAGTAACCAACCCGTTCTCCTTTTTGTAGTAACTGAGTTGCAATGTCCCGACAGAAGCTGGATTTGCCAATGCCACTGCCAGCAGTGATCGTTGTAAGTTCTCCGTATCGAATACCGTGTAATTTGACGTTAAGTCCTGGAAAGGGATAGTCATGATCCGATGGTGTTTGTGGTGTAGTAACTAATTCAAGTAAACTCTTGCCTTCAACAATGCCGTCTGGTCGATATGATTGTTTCGCCCAGAATGCATCATCAATTGCCTTACGATCGTTCGCTTGCCATGCGTCTGAGAGGTCCTTGTAAGCCTCTAGGCGGGCGATGAAAACCTTGCCAGGAGGTAACACACCAGCAGCAGCTTTTGCAGCCTCCTGACCTGGTTCATCATTATCGAACCAAAGGACAATCTCTTCATATCCTTGCAAGAATTCGAAGTTTTTTTGTACTGATTTCTTTGCTCCTGCTGCTCCTGTCGGAAGTGAGACAACGTCCCATCCCGGCATGTACTCATAATACGTTGCAGCATCAAGCTCTCCCTCAGTAATGATAATTCGCTTACCATAACCTTTCCATAAGTGTTGACCAAAGAAAGATCCGTCCGACTCACCTTCGTAGGAGAAGTCCTTACTAGCTGTGCGAATCTTCGCGCCGATAGGTAAGCCATTGGAATTATGATAATAGAATCTTAGTTTGTCTCCATCCCTGTAAATCTTATACTTTTCACAGGTCTTCTCGGAGATATTACGTTTGTGCAGCCGTCCGGCTGACCCTATGTAACTCATCCTGAAATGATGATTGTGAACAACAACAGGTTGTTCGTCTCCAATTGTATGGGTGTGACACACAAAGCAATAAGTGTGACCATCTGTATAGACAGCTTTACCATCTGATGAGCCACACTCTGTACATGCGTCGTGTCTTATGAATTCAGACGAGCCATTCAACTGGGATTGTTGTGAAGCTTGTCCAGGGTATATCATGTTTATCGCACCATTGTGCGTATGTAGTCTTTGATTTCTTTGAGATCTTATTGTAAGGAGTCTGGAAGACCATACGAATATCAAGCTCAGGATTCTGTTGCTTTACAGCTTTGATCTTGCGCCTGTCCTCGGGATCCCAATAACCCTTACATTCTAGAAATATACCATTTGGCAATAAAAAGTCAGGTGTGTAGTTGTGTTGAATCTGGTACGGGACCTTTGTTGATTCATACTCATACTTCACACCCAAGTTAATCATAAGATCAGCGACTCTTTCTTCAAGTCCTGATCTGAATGCCATTACCAAATACCGGGAATGATCTGTCCTGTCAATGCGTATGCACCAAGTGCAGCGATGACACCCATCATTGCCAGGCGTCCGTTCAAGCGTTCCGCACGCTCATTGTGAGTTTCATGTACTTCCATAATCTCCATTGGTGGTTCTTTTGCAAAAAGGTTCTGGCGTCCGCCATCTTCAGTTGTGACTGTCATCTAGAAGTCAACCTCGTCTTCATCAGGACTGACCGTGACGTTAGGTTCATTGGCTTTGAACCCTTGCGTATTACCAAAGAGAGCAGCTACGTCATCAGTGCTCATGTCTCCTGTGTCAACTCCTGCTTCAAAGTTGAGAGAGACAATCTGCACACCAACGCATTTAAGCGAAGTACCATAAGTAACACCATCCTTAAGAATGTATGGCTTCTGATAGAACGCGACCTTGACCCTTGATCCAGAATATAGAGGTGTTGATTCGTCTGTAATTGGAGTTCCTTCAGTGTCAACCACAGGTGGCTTGTTGTCTTCATTCCATGAGAACTTGACCTTATATGCTCCATCAGCTACCTCCTCCCATGGTTCAGGCTTCAGCACAGAACGCTTGGGATTTTTAAGTTTACTCTCGCACCACTTAAGTGTTTCGATGCGGTCTTCTTCAAGTTGATCGACCATATCCTGATCGACAACAGTTGCAAGTGAATAGCCATACTTGCTTGGCTTCAATACTGCCTGGAATCCTTCAAGGACTACAGGCTCTTTGGTGACAATAGTGTTTCGTGCCATTAACAGAAAAAATATGTAGATTCAATCACCGACTCTGGTTTCAGATCATCGATAATCGGCGGTTTAGTTTCAGCACCTATTTGTTCAGCCCACTCTTCCAAGTAGGAACGTTCAGCGAAGAGGTGCATATATACCTCGCGAACGATGGATGATAAAGAAGACATGTCAGTAGCACGACATAGAACCGAGTCATGTATGAGTGAAATCGGAGCGTCGAAGCGTAGTGCAGATAGGTGAAGTAGAGATGCATCAAGCGAGTGGATTAAGTTAGGAGCAGTAGCGTTCCTGTGGTGGTTTATATCTACCTTGTCGCTGTCTTTTGTTCCTACACGGATGTTAACCACGCTGCCTAGCAGCTGCAGTTGTACACGCTTCCACAATTTCTTGTTTAGTTTCTGAACGACAACAAAGCCTGATGGTGTGACCCACTCAAGCTCTGTCGCTCCTCTCTTGATTGCTTTAGCAACCTCACTCTCTATCCATTTCATGGCAGCCATAGGACCTGGGACAACCCTGTCCATGGCGTCTCTGACAGCCTTCACAGTTGCAGTTAAGTCATCCTTATCAACCTCTACACCTTTCTCCTTTAGTGCATCACGAATGTATCCACGGTTGGAATGGGGTTTAGCGTTATAAGGAACAGTCATTACGACTCGTTTAACTGTTTTCCTGTCCATGTATGGTTGTACACATTCGGGTACATCGGGACAGGCGGCTTTTGCAACGACGGCATAGGCGTCCTGTGGCCGACTGGACGGCAGGACATTGACGAGTCTCGCAGTGCTTGCGTCACGGCAGAGTCCGGCAAGGATTTGTAACCCTGAGCAGGTAGCGTCAACCGCAACTGGCAAGCTAGTAAAAGTTCGATCACAAGTAATTACACAGTGGTGGTATTCATCACACGCAGCAAGAAATTGCCACGGTTCTTCTACACCTTCCCAAAGATGTAGGTTTCCAATAGGGTCTAGTGCGACAGCAGATATCACCTCATCGTTCTCAGCTACCCATTGCATACGTTCATGCATAGGTGCTTTATCTAGACCGTAGCTAGTAGCTACCTGGAAAGCTAACCACTCTTCAGCTTCAGGTGTCATGTATGACTCCTCACTAAACTTCAGCAATGACTTACCGAAGTCAGTGTCTTGAGGAGTTAAGAAAGCAGGGATTGGATAAGCTCTTCCGCGATAGTCAAAAGACCAAGGAATGAAGAACTCTTTCTTATCCTTGAATAACTTAGCTGCTTCCATCGTCATGCGTGTTCGACATGACTTCTTGAATGATGCAGCATTGAGGTTCATTACCTCTGCTGCTCTCCTCCTGTAGTCTTTGCGTGATTCTTTGTTGTCCGCAATATCTACAGGCTTAGGTGGAAGTGGATGTTCCACGATAGGGATGAACTTACCAACCTCATATCCACGTTCAAAGAGTTGCTCAGCAACATTCATGATAAATGGATTGAGTCGATAACCTACCTTTTGAATCTTATTTAGAAACTGGTAGGGTACTTCTCCCTGTATACGTACCTGACCACGCCGAATCATGTCGTGGCCTCGCATTACCTCATTCAAGAGGTAACCACCTTGCCGACCTTCTGACCAATCATTAGGTTCAACCAGCATGGGATAAGCAATAGGACTAAATAGCTCAGCTGTTGCCATCACCTCGTCCTTGATAGCCATGAACTCAGGTGTAGGTACAACGAAGTTGTCTGTCTTTTTCCCGACTCTAATTGTCTCAATCTCGAACCAGTTACTTGATTCCGTGATGCAATCAAGCAGCCAAGCACCGAGCTTCACGCGATTAGGTCTTTGCCATGTTGTCCACTGAGGTATATCATAACGCTGAATAAGCGTGCGAACGATGACAAACTTCTGGTTTGTGCCAGTGGTGTTGTGCCAATAGTTCTTCTTGATTGTCTCTAGCAAACCAGGACAGACGTTCTCGTAATGCTGCATCTGTGCTTCTTGCTCGACAGCTGTGCCGATTGCATCGCACACATTAACAAGTTGGTTGGCTTTATCTTTGTAGCTGAACACCTTATCGAAGGTGATCTTCAATGCAATAGCAGCAGCTGCACCTGGCTCAATGGGATCTAGAAACTGATGGATCTCTTTGAATGATTTACCAATGCATCCTTTTCTGATTCGGAGCTTGGTGTCTTCAATATGTTTGGTAACAAGAGGCAGAAGAGTAGAAATACTGCTGCACCCATATACGCTAGCGGATGCATAAGACTTATCTTCGAGATCTTTTGTGTTCTTGCGTAGACGCTCAAGTCCGAGTCGGATTGCATCTCTTTCAAATTGAACTTGTTCATGTATTTGTGCAGGTGTTGCCAATAAGAATTCCTCGCTAGAACCGGTTATTAGAACTATACGTTAGCGAACAGGTTGGTATGACTGACGCGGAAGGTATTTATCCTCCTGGTATACGTCAGCGTTCAGATTCCTCGCATGAACCTGAAACTAGCGCGTCTACCAATTCCGCCACATCCGCGTGTGGATTCCAGCGATGAGACTCGCTTGGAATACGGCTTACTGCCGACAGGAAAAGGTTATCACGCCTACCGTTAGTCGCGCTCAGATAGCAGCCATCGCGTCCGTGAGTGCTGCATCTGTAGCCTTTGCATATCGTAATGTTGTCTCGATACGCTTGTGTCCGCACAGAGCCATGATGGATCTGATTGGGACGCCAGCTTCAGCGAGCCATGTCGCGTAACTGTGTCGTAGTGTGTGAAAGACATAAGAATCCTCCTTTGGGATAAGACGGTTGACTTTCTTGAATGCACGCAATAATTGATCCTTATCACGCCATTCTTCTCCGAACAAATGTATATCGGAGCGCGATGATTGTGAACAACGAGATGTAACTATGTCCATGATTTTGTCATGGATAGGTATAGCTCGCCAGTTCTTTGCCTTGGTCAATTGTGTTGGTACACCACCGACATGGATCTTGTTGCTCACAAGGTCAATGTCTTTCTTTCTGATCTTTAAGATCTCACCCTGCCTCATGCCTGTGTAGGCACCAAACAGAATGATGTCCCTTAGATCATCACGCATGAATACATCAGTGGACAGAAGACACAATTGGTCTACCTCGTCCTTGGTGTACCACAACACTCGACCTTCAGATTCAGTACGACGCCTGAACTTAGGAGCAGCATCAATCAATCCATCGAATGCAAGATGGTTGAGCACTGTGCTGATAGCTGAGACAACTCTGTTGATAGTTGCATCAGACTTTCCTTCATCCTCAAGCTCGATACAAACCCCTGAGACGATAACCTGAGATAGTTTCTTAATTGGAAAGCTTCCGCCTCTAAGTCGAGTGAAATGATTGCAATTGATTCTTGATGTCTCTGCTCCATTACCATGTCTCCATGAGTGGCGTGTTTTGAATGTGTAATCCACGGCGTGTTGCCATGTTCTGATCTCATCCATAGATGGTGGATTTAATGAGGTGGACAAGTTGCTCACCTTTAGGTGTCAGCCTGCACATGTGCCTGCGTGCATTGCCTGGATCGGTGTACTTCTCAATAAGACCAAGACCCTGGGTGATAACACCTTTACGTCCATAGCCGTCATTAAGTAAGTCAATCATCCGAGAACAACTAGCAGTAGTCAGGTTCTGATCCTCTTCTATCGCTTGTTTATGGCACGGGTTGTGTGAGGCGACATATAGGAGGACAGTCACTGCCTGTGCAGGTATCTCCCTGTGCATGAGGCGCAGGGTTTCCCAACCAGTGAGCAGGAGGTTAAGCCTGCTATCTGTCTCCAGTCTTTTGAGCGGATCCATGTAGTAAGCTTACCTCCACGACTATCATACCGCAGTGGACATGCAAGTTAAAGTAGCGTTTCTTACAAGTTCTTGATATCCAAATGTCAAATCTGGAAACGTCGTTGAATCCAAAGTAGAAATCCATTGCTCCATCAGATCGTCACCAGTCTGTCCAGTCTGATACTGCACGACAGTATCGGCCGATACAGGATCACCATATGCAAGAAGGTTGCTGTACTCCTCTTGCGTCAACTGTTCAATCATCATCTGTGTCATCTTTAAGTTTGATAAGGTGTACGGATTCGTGATTCACTACGGTGACTTCATGCTCACCATCGAGCACGTAATTAAGTAGTCGTTTCTGCGCAGCATGAGCACGCTGATACACATGCTCAGTAACTTCTCCTGTGTCCTTGCGTTGCGCTCGGATGATGCACTCAACTGATGCAGGCATCTCCCACTGACACAAGCGCCATGCATAAAACTCTTCGAAAGTTATTGATTCAAAAGCTTCATCAGGTGCAGCTGCAATAGCATCAAAATTATTTGGGTAATACTTACCACTCATCACACATCCTCACATCCGTTAGTGTACAATTACGTTGGTTGGATAGCTCCATTGCTTGCCATGCGGCACGTTCAACATCAGGAGCTAGAACATACTCAACACGTACATTCCCAACGTCATCTTTCATTCTGACTTCATATTCGTCATACCTCTGTTGTCCGAGCAATGCCATACTTTCGCTTGAATAATTGTTGATTCAGGTGTCCCTGTGGTGATGATTGTGAACACTAATTGATACGTGTCCACGATTTATCGCTGTTTGCATTATATACATAGCCATCATCATCTACCTTAAAGATACACTCCCACCTACCAATAGGTAGGCTACATTGTGCACCAAGCAATGATGTATTGTAGACATACAAAATGCGATGGTAACTATCTGCGTCCTTGAAGCAATACTTCATCGTTTGTAGTAACGTGAGCTGATACGATTCGCACGCTGATAGATAACAGCCGTGCTAAATAGACCTACCATCCCTACAATTGCAAGGATGATAGTTGATTCATTCCACATCATCAGAGAACTCCGAGATACAAGAAAGGTAGGTGTACAAGTATTGATTGAATCGTGGATAATGTGCATCACCAAATGCATCAGGCTTAGCATGTTCAATCACATCATTGATTGAGTCATACCAACTATCCACGTTGTAGTGGAGTTGTGTGTAGTCAGTCATCACTTAACCTCCTCCTCTTCTTTGGTGGTGTTTGCATCAACGAAAGATTGAAGAGCATCAATCATTTCTTTGGCAGACTTGATGTTGTAATCCTTGTTGCTCAACTCATGGAATACTGAATACTCACGCTTACAAGCAAGAGCATTACGACACATCATGAACATGGCATCTGCTTTGACACCATTAATCATGACACCGCATTCACTACTAGCTTCAGTGACATGAATACCATCACAGTGAATAGACCAATGAGCATGAGCACTAGGAATGTAGAACTCATACGTTACGTCTGGAGCTTGCATTGTTAGTTATTAGCTACTCTCATTGAGTAGCAAAAGAAAGCCAAGGACTTGCACCTTGGTGAAGGCTTGATACCTACAATCAGAAGTGATTATGAAAGAAGTAAACTTCAGCATCGAATTCAATCGAGAAGAAATCATGGCGATAGTTCTGATACCAACTAGCCTGCCAGTCAATGACAAGATACTCAGGGAGTTCTTGACAATTAACCTCAGTGATTAGGTACTCAACAAACTCACCGAAGTGAGACTCGTCATGTGCATAGGTGAACTGCGTCCAGTAAGCATCCTCAAACTGCTCAGCAGTTGTGATGCCATGATCACTCAGCTCGTCCATGAATTCACGACACAATTCACCGTTGAGTTTCTCAAACTCAGGGCAAAGATCTTCGATCATGTCGTACAACTCCTGATCCTGTTCGGTCAGGTTGTCGTACCAGTCAGCACCAGTGATAGGTGTGTCCATGGTGGCAATAGTCATGTGTAATACGTTAGTGAACAATTGACACATAAGTGTCAGGCTGTAGCAGGGCATTGCACCCTGCATGTGAGCTATGACTCAAACAGCAACAACTTCGTTGTAAAGACCAGTACGAGCACACTTGCTATCGACAAACAAAAGTGCATCGTTGATCCAACGACCCAGACTGATGTTGTCGTTGATGATGAGATTGATGAGAGCACGACGGCTCACACCCTCATACTGATAGACACTACCGTTCTTGTAGTACACAGTTGCAGTTGCATTAGCAACGTTGGCAATGATGTAATCAGCACAGTCTGAATAACCGTGACGAACAACTTGGTTGTTAAAGAATTTGTTGAACATAATGAGTGAAATAAAGTGAACAAACTTGCGTCCTTGTTGACGCAATACCTATGTGTACAAGTCGAAGTACAATCACAGCGGGCTGTGCATAGGTTGCCATGATCTGTCTAGGCTGTGGCTCGCCATCCACCTTTGGTGGTACTGCGGTTGTCGTGAATGTATCCAACCAAGCAATGCTTGGAAGCTCAATCGCCGAGCAAGGTAACGTCAGTGACGCAGTCTGTCAGGTTGTCAAGGTGCTCCACTGTATAGCTTAGTGGACAGCTGTGAATGAGTTGAAATGCTTATCTTGGTGGCACGGTGCCGATACAAGACTCAGCTATGAAGTTGTAGTTTTGAGGGTCTCATGTCTTCTGGTTGAAGTTTCGAGACTCTCCTCACCCTTTACAGGGAGAGTCGAGATACTCTCAACATCAAAGAAGACTATGGATCTAGTATAGCCTAGTGGACAGGACAAACCACTGAGCATTTGTACTCAACCTGCTGCTGATATGGCCTGATCTGTTGCTATGACTGAGTGATTAGTGTTGCTTATGTTGATTGATAAGATATGCTGATCGCCGACAGATGGTGAGGCTAGGATGAAGCCGCAGCCTGGCTTGGTGTTGCCCTGTTGCGGCCGGATACCTAGTGCTTTCGCCTAGATTGCACATCTAGCGCGCGATACGACCCACCCACACGGGGGTAAAGCGGTCCCTGTACCTACGATAATAGGCTTCAGAGATTTTTGTCATTTTTTATAGCCTAATCGTGCCAATTTACGCTGCTGATCAAGCTTATGCAGCTCCTCAACAGTCAAAACTGGACAACGATTAAGCACTACAGCCTGTTTAAACCGAATTAGGAAGCTTTGCATGGACATTGATAAGACACTCCACGATAACGGAGACAATCAGTCTTATAGTTATTAGCTTTTTTCTTCTGATTAATAAGATAACGAGAAACGATGTTAGACATAATTCATACAAGGTAAAACTGACTCCCGTTCCATAGTCAGCTGGTATGCGTCCCGAAGGATGAACGTACGAATTACTTGTTTTTCCAGGTGTTCCAGGTCTTATCTGTAGATCCATAGAGACCACAGAACTTACACTGCTCTACTGCATCAATAGGGTAGCGAGCATTGACTGGTACATCACTACCACAGTTTTTACATTTAACTATTTTGATTGCATCTAATTCCATTAGGTAATCATCTTAGTGTTGTCATTTGGTTCTTCCTGTGCCTCTGATGCGAAGGAAGTATCTTTACGAGACTCTTCTTTCTTCTTACTCCATTCATCATGGACATCAAGACACCATTGCTTTAGTTCTTGTGCTTTAGTAGTGAACTTAGCTACTCCCATTACTCTCCATGCATCCTTTGGGTCTTGTCTAAGAACAGAGGATTGTTTGTAGTTAACGAGGAAGTAATTAGGACCTTCTCTCATGACGTGGTATTGGACGTATAGACCATTACCATTATCTGGATAATTGATTGGTTTCATAAGGTGGAGTAAGAGTTGATAAGATTGTCCAATCACGAGGACAATAAAGATCAACAAGTAGATAGAACAAGTTAGTGGATGTATTGTCTTTTGGCTTTAGCCAGTACTTACAGAATCAACATTAAGGGTTGATTAGGTAAGAGAGGAGAGTCCATCGATAGATGGATTGTCTCCTCTCACAGGCGGAGGTCCACCCTTCCTCCTCCTGTATACGTAACTGACCAGCCTAAACCCAGGTGTGGACTGACTTATTGTCTTTTAGTCCACGAGCCTTTTTTCTTAGGTTTAAAGGCATATTCATAACCATATGAGAAGCAGCAGCTTCAGGGTCATCAATCCATGCTTCCATCATGTCATTCCAGTCTTCTTGTTTCTGGAGGATCATCTGTTGGTTAGCAGAGATTGCCATAGCATCTGTGTAATACTTAACAGCCTGTGCGAGAGCATCAATGCGGTCATCATGTCTGACTGCACCTTTTTCTCGACACATACGACTCATTTGATAAAAGAGCATGTAAAGGAGCCGCTCTTCAGGTGGCGCGTCTGGGTTGGACCGGAAATCAGACTGAATAACACTATGGTCAACAATAAGCCGATGCTGGTTAAGAACAGGCTCCAAGGCATCAATAATCCTGTCTTCTTTTCTGACATTGGCACGTACCTCTTCGATATCTATGTTTTGTTTAGTTTGTACGAGGTGTTTACGGAATAGTTCAGCAACAATGCCATCACCAAAGTTAGTTTCAATTAAAAGTTTTGATACATTGTATTTTTTACACTTTCGAAGGATGCTGAGCAGAGTGTTGTCGGAGTAACCGTCGCGAGTAGCAAAGACTTCGTGTAAATAAAGGAAACCATTTCTTTGTGAGACAAAGCAAGCTGCCGTTTCATCTGTGCCTCTACCCGACGGATCGACGCTGCAGATTGTTTCGGAGTAAAGATCCCATGTACCTTGGAGCTGCATTGGAGAATAGAAATAATCTCCAGGTAGTCCCACAGTTGGGAGGTCTTTGATAACATTAGTCGGGTCTGAGCACCAGATAACGGATTCTGGAGCAGTAGTAGGGTTAACGCTAGTGACAATGAGGTCACTATTTTTAAGAGGGAATTTTTCAGCATCACTAAGACTGGTGTCTAACATAAACTGCAGCATGAAGTTGCTGCGACCCATAGATGCTTCGCGTTCTAAAAGATCGGTAGAATCAAATCGATCTGGGTCTGTGGGTTCCCAGGCAAGAGGATTTGTTCCTTTTGTGTCTCCCAATGACACTTTGGATCGCGAAGTTTGATCTTGGTTTTTGTCACTATTTTGTTGTCTTTGACGCGCGTTTTCGAGATCGTCTTGGAGCTGCGGGGCAAGCAAACCTTCGTACTTCGATATGTCTCTTGGATAACGCGCGGACCAAACGAACGGTTTATAATTACGCTCGGCGAGTTTGCGATATATAGTGAAGGTGGTTTGAGGAGTACCGAGGAAAAGAATTCTAGAATCATGTTTAGGAGTAAGGATAGATTCGCTTTCTGTAACTAATTGAAGGAGCTTCTCTCTCATCAATTCCGTCATCGAGTTGGAGGGAACCTCAATGTCGTCTAGGACCATCAAGTCGGCGCGACTTCCGGTCAACTGACCTGTGATTCCAACGGACTTTACGCTTGGTGCTTGGTGAGGTGAGCAACTCACATCGAAGCTTATTCTCGACCATCTTGCATCGTCGGACTTCGGGCGTAAATGAGAAAGCCATGGTGTTTCAATAATTAGTTTTTGTAGGAAGATACTCATATTGTCTGCTCTCTCTTTAGAGGCAGAGATAATCATTATCTTTTTCTCAGCGTCATTAAAAAGCGTCCACAGAACAAAGGCTCCAGTAATCCAGCTCTTTCCCACTCCACGGAAAGCTTGTATCTGAAGACGCTTAGGTCCATGCTGAAGATAGTCGGCGATTGCGTATTGTGCACGAGTAGGTTGAGGCAGGTCTAATTGACTCCAGAGAGCCTGTAGAAA